GATCCACCTCGTATGCCATTTTGCGTGCAACATCTGACAGTCGCTTCAAACTTCTTGAGAAATGGTATAACACCTGTGTGTTGAACTTCTCCCCCTCTGATTTTACTGTTGATGCCACGGATTCGACCAGCGTTGATGCCGATCCCCGCCCTCTGTGCAACGTATCGGCCAATAGCCATATCACTGCTAAAGATACTATCGAGGGTGTCATCAACGTCAACAAGGACACAGCTAGCAAATTGTCGAATCGGAGTCCGCACTCCCGCCATAACTGGTGTTGGGATGTTGATTTTGTGTTTGGAGATTGCATTGTAGTATCTGTGAACATAATCCATGCGGATATCTTTAGAATAGTCCGCAAACATTGTTAGTGCGATCATCATATACATGAACTGAGGTGTTTCATACACCTGACCACTACTTCTATCTTGCACAAGATATTTGTCAACGACCTGTCGTAATCCTGCGTAGGTGAACAGATAGTCACGGCCGTGATCAATCCAGTCGTTGGCCTTGTTGATTTCCTCTAGTGAGTATTTTTGATAAATGGCATCATCGTAGACTTTGTTCAGGACACAAGTATGAATGTGATCAGCGAGATGTGGAAGTTCTCTCATCCGACCGTACAGACTTTTCCTGACTGAGAATAAGAGAAGTCTAGATGCGACAAACTGATAGTTTGGATGATCCAAGTCAATCAGATCAGAGGCAGATCGGATCAAAATTTCTTGAATCTCTGCAGTGGTGATACCATTGTAAAATTGGATCCCTGATTGCATCTCAACTTGTGAGGCAGAAACACCTGCAAGATCATTGCAAGCCTCCTCCACCATCAGATGCATTTTCTCTAAATTCAACGGTTCGATAGAACCGTTCCTCTTTGTTACCTTGATGCCATTACTCATACTTTCTTCCACTGGGTAAATTTTACTTGTGCTTCTAAACCTCTGTAAGTATTCGATTGTACCACTTTTTGCACGTCGTGTCCAGACAAAACCATATCATTAATATCTTTCTCCCTAATGTTCGATGGCCAAATGACTACCTTATCGTTTTGTCGTATTGTTTTGTCAATACGTTCAACGATCTGTTTGTTTCTTGGTTCGTTGTCAAAGACGAAGACAAACTTATAGTCAAGACAACTGAGGTCCACATCACTACCGCACATAGCAATAGAATTGTTGAGAAAGGTAGAGTCGAATGGTCCTTCGGTAACATAGATCTCTTGTGTTCCATCTATTAAATCTAATCCATATATTTTCGGTGCGTCCTCATCTAACATAATAGTGAGGTAACGGAGATTCGTATTTGGTTTGAGAGATCTACCTTGAAAACCAAACAAAGCCCCCTTATCATCCCTAAGTGGAATGATTATACGGGGTTCATCATTTTCGATACTGTCGAATGTTTTCTTGTGTTTGTTTGTCCATTCCTTGAAATTAGGGCAAAAATAAAACTTCGACGTATCCTCTATACCACGGCTCAGAAGGTAAACCTGAGCGAAGTGTTCTTTATTTAGATTAGATACCTTGGTTAATTCTGAACATATGTCTTTCTTCGCAAACTTAGGTTTAGGAAATGTAAAGACAGGATCTGGTGTGTTCGTTGCACGACCAGTCAATCCATTCTTATATCTCTCCATCACATACTGATCGTGTAGATTAACGTCTTGGTCCTTTAGAAAGTTCGCAAGAGTCCTACCGACACCACAGTTGTGGCACTTGAAGATAAAATCATTCTTCTTTTCGAATAGATACCCTCTACATTTGTTCCTATACTTTTGGCTGTCGCCGCAGTAAGGGCATCTGAAGTTATATAAACCTTTTTTCTTCTCAGCAAATTTACTCAGTCGTACTGAGACCAGGTTGATGTATTTTGTGTCGATGTAATTCAAGATCCGCTGATCTGGTTTCTACCATTGTACCAGATGCTTTCGCGGGTGACAACATCTTTGACAATATTTGTGGACCTACAAGTTGAATAAGAATTGTAAGAACTCCTATTGCTCCGAGTCCCGACCATACTTTTCGTTCAAGTGTGGTAAGTCTCTGTAGCACTCTGTTATGGTCTGCGTCCATCTGTTCGCGTAACTTATCAATCTTATCAAATAGAATCTCATCGATTCTCTCCTGTTTACCAAGTCGCTCTTCGTGTACTGCCAGCATTTTACTGACATTACTATTTACTTCAGTAATTTTTAAGATTGCTTGGTCAAGTTTTTCAAAAAATTTTTCGATGGAGCTTACCTTTTCCCTAAGGACAGCCACCTCAATGTCTCCGCAGTTATTGTCCATTTTTAGTGGCTTTAAAAACGTTTCCCTTGTACTTCAAAAGTTTATTATAAAACGTAACTAACTCTTTGGGGTAATTCTTATTCTTTTTCCTTCTGCGATCTATTCTACCTAACGATGGATCGAAACCAGCCGTTGGCCCTGCAGGATTGGAACTCGCAGTAAAACCTCCACTCTCACCAGGAGGATTTGCAGCCATAGTTTCGTGAAAGTAATTGATTACTCTCTGAAGTCTCTTATCCATTAGACCTTTTTCAATTGAGAAAAACAATCTACATCAACAAAGATATCATGAATCTGACCCTTAGGATACTCAGGTAGTCTACCCAAGTACACAATGAAGGATTTCATCGCTGACCAGAGGTCTCTATCGATTTTATAAAACAACAATGGAGTTGCTGCATCACCAAACACGTTGTACACACAAATGAAGTGGTTCAACAGAAGATGAGTTTTCAAAACTCCAGTTTTTTTATATCTGCGTAGAAGACGTTTGATATATTTGAATCGTTTTAAATCATCATAAAAGTCCTCTTGCGTGATTGCCTGAGGATTCTCGTAATGTTTAATTGCAAACATCAAATAATTGTCTTCATTCAACTCATAAAAATTCATCCGTCACGATAATGAATCGTGACTTTATTTATCAGGTTACAGGAAGAACGTGTGAGGCAACTTGAGTTTGAGTCGAAATGCCAGACATTGCGACCATCGTTTCAGTTTTAACTCTAAGAGTACCGTGACAATCAATATAGGTTTGAACACCAACCCAACCAGCGTGAGCTACTGCATACTTCGATGATGCAGTTGATCTTGCTGAAACCATTGTGGCGTCAACACCGAACACCTTAAAGGAAGTAGAACCGATACCTACAGTTCTATTATCCTTTACACCTCTAGGATCTTCATCCAGATACTTAGGTTTTTGTCCAACACTGTGGATGGTGGCACCAGCAATATTTGAGGAGATGGTGTCAGTATCTACCAGTGTCATCGACACTGAACTTGCAATACTAGCAATAACTGCATAACCTTGAGAAGCACCCAGGCCAACAGTGATAACATCACCAACAGTATAATTTGTGAACGTAGTAGCAGTTCCAGTAACAGTTGTACCACTTACGGTAACAATGCCAGAGCTTGCAACCGTTCTATTATCGTTATTGCCCCAAAGAGCCATGGTTTGTTCCTGCAATTATTTCCTAAATTTATTTATAATAAAGGAGGGTTAAACCCTCCTTATATCATACTTCAATCTGTGACTTGAACAACAGTTCTTTCACGGTTGCCAAAACGGCGTCATCGATACTGTTATCTGTAGTTTTGACCAACTTTTCAAGAAGTTCAATAATGAGTTTCTTGACGGCAGGGTGAGTCACAATTCTTATTAGAATTGGTTGAATCACCAACAGTAAAGCAGGCATAACCTTAGTGCAGCTACGCCTTATATATGATCAGGCCTTTTTCTTGGCTAATTTAGTAGCGGTGGCATACATTACTTCTTTACCACGACCAGGGTATCTTGATTCAAATCCCTTTTTGTCCTTCTTCATTGACTTCACGATCTCCTCTTTTTTCTTCATCTCAGGCTTAGTGAGTTTCTTTTCATCAAGAACTTCGCCTTCTGGTTGATAAGATTGATTTTGTAATTGTTGCAACATCTGATTACGCTTCTGCATATTACCAACGATACCTGGTTGAGGTTTTCCCTGTTCTCCAGCTTTCTTTTGTTGCATTAACTTGTTGATAATCGCAGCACCACCAGCACCAATACCCAGTGCGGCACCAGCAGCGATAGCAGGAGCTATCTCATCAAGATTTTGATCCTTTGATTCAACCGACTCCTGTGCACTTTTAGGTTTGGGTTTAGGTTTGGGTTTTGGTTTTGATCCAGATGCTGGTGGAAGAGGAGGTGCTGCAGGTGGTCTAGTGACACCTGTGCTACCACTTGAAGGATGGGGTTTAAACTGTGTTTGAGTTTCAACTTGTTCGGCAGAAATCAATCTGACCTCTTCACCCATTGGTGGATTGACGACTATTTTGTTATTGACACCAGGTTGAGCCACAGCGCCATTCTCTGTGGCTTTAGTCTTTTTTGGCGTCTCATTACCCATCACTTCTCTAAGATCATTTCTCCAATCGGAGAAACCCTCAGTTCTTACATTTCTCTTCTTGATTGCAGCACCGATTGCGGCGCGGCGTTTCATCAGATACTTATCAGATGAATCTGTATCACCATCATTATCAACATCTGAATCTTCTCTGCCGACTGGATCAAGTCTCTTCTTTTTCTTTTTCATACCGCCACCTCTTTCCTTGGCGATTCTCTCTCCCTTCTCTTCAGGAGCCTCTCCTTGATCACTCATCTCAACTGAGGCGATCTTTGGATCAGAACGCAGTTGTGCAATCTTCTCACGTGTGGCAAAACGTGTATAGGATGAACCTGTTTCTTTTTCCTTTACACGTACTTTATACTTAGTGCCGGCTTTGGTTTCCTTAGTGGTCAATTCTTGAAGATCACCAAAGTATTGATCCCAATCAGAGCTCTCTCTAAACCCTTGAAACTTATTAGCAAGTTGTGCTTTCTGTCTTGTAGGAATATCAAACAGATGTTGATTTGCTTCCACAAATCTCGCAAACTGTTTGACAGACATTTGGAATTTTTCAGCCTGCTCTGTAAAAGCATTCGTCTTTCTTACGATGACGGACTCCATCTTTTCGTCGCACTCACATTCCTTACCCTTGGGTTTCTTCATCGCAGTCTTTTCTTTATTCGCATCAGCTTCGACAGTGGACTTCTTACTGATATCGTGATACGATTCCACGAATGACTGGTGTTCAGATCGAACTTGTTTGGAGTCCTTCATTTTACCTGGTTGTTCTCAAAAGTTTCCTAACTTTATTTATAAAGGGGTATTTCTGTCCAGGTGTCATACTAATGGCGTGATCACGATAATCGTCAGTACCGATCTCATACACTTCATTGACATCTTTTAGCCAAGACTTGAACATAATGTTATCTTCTGTGACCGCAATGACATAATTTGCACCACGCCTTGTGATTTCACCAATCAAACCGTGATTCATATTTTCAACCCACTGACCCACTTGAAAAAGTTTTTGACTAATATAATTTTCGCGAAGAGCTGATGGAAACAACTTAGGTGCAATACGCCACTCCTCAGTGGTTTTCACTCTCATGTTTTTGCGAAGAGTATCATAGAGTTGTTTTGTTGTTTCATCATCTAAATTTTTTGAGATACCGCTTCTAAAGGTATCATAATCACCATCTATTGCAGCTTTTCTGAGTTTAGAGGCAGACATACCCTCAACGCCTTGGGCATCGGCATCACGTTCCCCGGCTGATACAACGTTAATATTCTTAAAATTATACAGTTGACCGTTGTATTTGTTTGCGAGGTTCTCAAACTCTTTGACTCTATCAGATCCAACCACAATATTGACAGAGGAATGTCCTTTTGCATCAGCGGCCTTTAATACATCAAAGATAGTTTTTGTTCCCTCATCATCAACGATTGCATTTGCGTGTTGTGGAAACATCTTACGCATATATTGAACTTTCTCTCTTGGATCAAGAGGATTCTTAGCAGGATCCTGTGATCTGGAGGGGTAGACGCGATACATCCCACCCTTGCCTGCAGTCTGACTGATCGTATTCAATAGTTTTTCGTGACCAATCGTTGGAGGGTTGAAGCGTCCAAAACCGATCGTGAGGGGCCCAGAGTCTTCCTTTTCTCCCTGTTCAGGTTGAGATGTTTGTTGTTGAGTTTTTTGTTTGGGTTTTTCTACTGGTTCTGGTGCAAGATCGGCAGGGTCCATTGGTTTACCTGCAGATTTGCCACCGAAAAATTTCAGTTGACCACCGATAGTTTTAGCAACAAGTTTACCAGTGTTGTCATAATAATCTCCATGACCATCACTCTTCAACCCCATCCGTTTTGCTTGATCGGATGCTTGGGTTGCAGCCTCAAGAATGTATCTAACCCTGTTAAAGAATCTCATCCCTTATCCCTCTTCCTATATTGTCTCATATAAAGAGAATGTGGAGAAACATTTTCTTGAAACTTTCCTTGATAGTGTTGGTTATTTTATACAGGTAATTCATTTTGTCCCGTTCGACCAGTTTTTATCAGCGGTAAAGTTTGCGCGACTGAACTCTAAACGATCAACAAGTTTAAGAGCATTGCCAGAACGAATGGCGACGAAACCCTCAGGTGCGGTTACCCTGTAGCCATTTTCAGTGCGTAGAAAGGTCCCCAAACTTTGAACCTTTTCTAGCCGGCGAATGATGTAATTCTTGGCTTCAATCAGATTCATATACGATGCAACCGTGAAGTAAATAGACCTCTCATTCATTTGAATGAACTTCAGTCCATTTGTTCTCATTTGTAAATATTTATCTTGTGAAGTTTTAGTCTTTTTAGATGCGATTTCTTTATTCATCAGACCAGAGTAGAACCCCTTGAAGTCTTGAACGACGGCCTTTGCATTGGTAATTGATTTACCCTCACGGATATATGAGTTGAAAAATTGTTTGAACATCACGTTCATCATAAATCGACTCTCACCAAACTGAGTGAGAAGATTCAGAAAGGTGCTGGCTTGTTTGAGTGATCCCTCTGCACGATTGACAAGAAGATCATACTGTAGTTTGTCCTGGGGAGTCAGTCTAGCAGCACCCGTGACATCGTTGAATTCAGAACTAAACACCATCACATCGGGGTTACCCTGCAACGTAGAAACATTGACACCAAACGTTGCACTCATATCCGCAAGTGTCGGTCCAGTGTAAGTGGTGTGGAATACAATACCTAGTTTGGCTCTTGCGACCTTACGACCAATATCGGAGTTTGACGGGACAGCGTAAACGATTGTATTGGGTTGGAATGTGATGGACTGGACACCATCGATTGTCTTGGAGTCTTTGTCATTGGTGAACAGTAAATCACCTTGAAGCACACCTTGCATGGGAAGTTGTGACAGATACTTATAAGCATCTTTAAGTTTCTGAGCCAACTGACCGTCATAGATTTTATCTACATCAGCCTCAGAGTAGATAACTTTGGGTGCGGTCTTTGCAAATACAGACTTTGTACCCACAAAAAACTTCTGGGACTGAGGATCACGACCACAGATGATCGCGGGTGCACCATCCCATTTTGTTGTGATTCTTATATTGGATTGAGGTTGAGTGAGCATATCACCCAACTCACGAAGAAAATTTATCGCGTTGAAACCACCTTGACTACCCTGGTTAAGGATGTCATCTTCAAGGTGTTCAAGGTGTGTGTTCTTGGCCATATCCTTATAGTACCAGAGAATCAGTCGTATGGTCAGAGGAGTGTGTCAATATTTACACCGGCCCCAGCGAGCGCAGAGGGTGCGATTACACATCGAACATTTTCAATAATTTTTTGAGTGCTTCCACTCTTCACAACAACTCTTCGACCACTAGTATATCTGGCAACAATGATCGCACGATAGGGATTATTTCTTTCGGTGAAAGGTGTTGTGACACCATTGATCTCCATTGGTCCAGAGAATGTAAGTTGAAAAGTGATATCACCATCTGGACTCACAATCGGTGTGAAAATAAACTCTCCCTGTCCTAGTAAATGCACATTGTCTGGTCCAAATGGTCTACCGTAATCAGGGCCATAAATCGATCTACTGATTAAAGTAGGATCTCCAAGATATCGAAAGACTCTTTTCGAAAGTCTACCTGCAATAAAAGGATTATTTGAATATTGATTTAGTTTCATCTTGTCATCTTCATACAGTGTATAAAGATCATTAAAAAACTGTTGTACCTCAGCGTCATCCATTATCAAACCAGGATTCGCCGGTGTGCCTGACTGTTCTGAAACACCACCGTATTGTTGAAATGCGGCTGCAGTTGCACCTTGTTTGTGAGAGATATAGAGAATCTCTTTCCCTCTTTTATCAGTCAAAGCAAAATCAGCTTTCGCCTCTCTACCTAGAGGTCGTGTTGTTACCTTTCTAATGCCTGAGATGCCGTTGATTGGACCTAGACCAGGGACCGTAATATTGAAAGATGATTTTCCACCTCTTCCAACACCAGCGACATCCTTTAATTCCTCTAAGAGTGTTTGTGTTAATAAGAGAGTTCTTTTTTCTGCTGCATCACCTGCACTAGTTGGTTTTCTGATTGATGTAAGTTTTAAAAATCCAGTTTTGTTTTTGAATCTTACCTGAGCGCACTTTTCAGTTCTTGTCTTACCCAACGGACCTTTAGTAACAAAAACACTGTAGATTGATGTGCTAGTTATTTTTACTTTGTCACCAACCTGTGCGATTCCGATTGCATCACTTTGTTTTGACGGTGAGGTCTTGGAGAACACCATACCTGGTGATTCAACAAGATAATCAATAGATGCTCTATCAGTGCGATCGACAACATAAACTTTCCAGTTTTGTTCTCCCGCAGTTGTCTTTCCAGATAAATTTGCCATCAAAAAAAGAGGGACCAGCCCTCTTATTTATTCTTTGATATAAAAGTATCCGCAGTAATCATATCAAGTTGAATATCAATTTGATTCATTACTTGTCTGAGATCAACAACTCTAGATGGTGCAAACTCTTCACTGTATCCCGCAGTTGCGTGATCAAGAGCAGCAAGAACTTCAAGGGCGATAGGAACCTCAAGTTTAAGATTTACTTTTTTCATAATTAGTCTTTATCGAAGATGTTTCCAAAGAAACCTTTGTCACCAGGTTTGCGATTTTCAAGTTTATCAAGAATAGAATCTGTGGCTTGCAGACTTTCAATACGTGCTATGAGATCTGCAATCACACTACAAACCATTGGTCGTTCTTGACGTGCTGCATATGCAAGTGCATTACGTAATGAGGCCTCAGCTTCTTTTAGGGATTCTTGAACAGATTGTGATAGTGCCATATTTCGGGATTTTCTAAATCTTTGCAACGGGGGTAGAAGATGCCGTCTTGAACACAACCATCTTCTGGTTTAGGTTTGTCATATTTTACCACAACATCAGGTGTTTGTCTAAAATTACATAACTCACCTTGTTTCTCAATGAAGTTTGCAAAACAAAGTTGTGCAATGAATGGGGCAAGGTATGTAATCCCGTACATTAAACATCTCCTTCTTTACGGTTCTCTGAGAAGTACACATCAAATGCACCCTCAGGATAACGGGCCATCAGTTTTTCGACATTCATTTCAACCACTTCTTCAAGTGACACACCAAGTCCAACACAGGCCTGCATCACGTACCACATCACATCACCCAGTTCACGTTTCAGATGAAAAAGATTATCTTCATTCACGGGTTTCCCTTGGAAGACAATTTTCTTAACCACTTCAGTAAACTCACCAGCCTCTGCAGTCATACCTACAGCAGCAGTAAGCAATCGCTGGGTAGGAAATCCTTGATCGTTGAGAGTTGAGAGACGTTGGCTAAATACATCATAACTGCGACTTTCTTTTGAAGTAACGGCATCGACAAACTCTTGGTACTTATTAAAATCAACGTGTCGTTTCATAATCAAAACTTTAACTCCGCAAACCTGTTCTTGAATTTACTTTCGGGCTCATCATAATCTGAATCTTGTCCTTTGTCAAGGATGTCGTGTTGTGCGGTCTGTTCACAATCGTACAATCTCATCTTAGCACGATCGATACCAATGATGAATCTCTTGTTAATCGTAGGGTCATTATATCTATTCTTCAATTGTTTCACCATAATTTGTCCCAGTTCTTCCAACTCCTCTGTACTAATAAGAGCAAACATAAGATCGGCAGTAGCAGGAAGGCCAAAGGATTCAGAAGTATCAGTAAGTTCAACATCAGAACTGCCATAACCTGACCTAGTAGTTTGAGTGGCAGACACAATTGGGACGTTGAATTCGACTGCGAGACCCCTAAGTTCTTCTGCGATGGCCTTAATGTGCGTATAAGAATTGACGTTGCCCAATTTTGAATACCGACTGGAAGCACAAATATTGAGATAATCAATAAAGATAATATCAGGTCTAAATGACTTCTTAAGTGCAAGCTCATTGAGAAGAGCCTTGAAATGTCCACTATGTGCAGATGCGGTAGGGTATTCTTTGATGATCAATTGTCCCTGTGTTTTCTTAGCAATGCTGTTTATCTTGTTTTCAAACATTACTTTGGGCAATTCTGAGATTTCTTGAATATTGACGTTGAGAAGGTTTGCATCAATTCTCTCTGCAATTCTTTCTTCTGCCATTTCAAGAGTAATATAGAGAACGTTTTTCCCTTGCAGTAAGACGGAACTAGCCACGTGGCACATGAATAAAGATTTACCGACACCCGTACCAGCCAAAGCGATATTGAGAGTCTTATTAGGGAGACCACCTTTTGTGATTTTGTTAAAGTGCTCAAGGTCGAAAGGGATTTTTTCTTCTTTCCGATGATATACCTCGTAACGTTGTTCATAATCCTCAAGGTAGTCGTGACCGATGTGATTATCGAATGATACAGCGAGTGCGTCGCTCAGAATACTAGGGATTGAGTCCCTTCCTTTCTTATCATCCTGACCATCTGCAATCTTGATAGACTTCATCAGTGCAAGATAAATTGCACGGTCTCGACACCACTTCTCAGTTGTATCAAGAAGCCAATCTTTGGTGGTTGGTTGATCTGACAGAGATGTTATCAGTTCGGTTATCTCTTTGAGTTCGGTATCGGTTACATCAGATCGACTCTCTATTTCAATTTTGAGAATTTCTTGCGATGATGGCTTGTCATATTTAACAACAAACTGTGCGATTTCTTCATAAATCACACGATCTTTGTGGTCTTCAAAATAATCTGGTTGAATGAAGGGCACCACCTTACGTAGATAGTCCTCATCGTGAATCAGATTACGAAGGATTGTATTTTCAACTCTATCCATAGTGGAGATACGTGCTCATAATATACTTATTACCACTGACAGGTGGTTTACCTGAGTGTGGATATTCCCAAGTCGGAGGGAACACTACTACCGAACCAATTTTTGGTTTGATAATTATATCGTGAAAAGAGAAAGTTGTCTCCCCACCTTCATCAACATCGTTCAAATAAAACAAAAAAGCCAAATAACGGCGCGCACTATTATAGTCCGCAACGTCGATGTGTTCATCGAAACGATCTTCGCCTCCAGGTTCATACTTTTTGAGTCTGAACTGTTCCATTGTTTTTACTGGAGGCATATACTTGGCAAGACCAAGCAAGTTTGTCTGATACATCTCAACACAAACTTTAACTTTCTCAATTAGATATGGCACCATCTCAGCTGCGTGAGTGTTGACGTTCCATTGAGTAAAGTTAGGTTTACCACTATTAACGATTTTATCGTGACCTTCAGATCTTTCCGTGAAGAGTGCGATTAAAGAATCACACACACTAGGAGTTAAGATGTTATCGTAAACTTTAACCGTATGAGAATTCGTTCTTCGCAGCTTCATCAAGCAACTCCATCACTTCAGGTGTGAAATACTTCTCTGGTTCTGCAAGAATCTGTTTGGCATAAATTTTCTTTCCATCAAATTCGTACCGCCCAGCCACATTCTTCCACATACCATACCGTTCACCAAGTTCCAGAAGACCATAGTAACGATCCAGGCCCCGTTCATCATAGAACAAACGAACCTCTACGTCTTTGTTCTCCTTACTCAGACGCGACTTAGCAGTCTTAGCTTTGATAAGATTGCCGACCACTTCTGTTCCATCCTTTTCTTTCTTTTTGCTGAGATATATGATCGTAGACGCTGCGTACTTGAGTCCGCTGCCTCCACCCATTTCCTTAGTTGGTACGTAAGCTCCGATAACATCGTAGGTATGGTTGGTAACGATCATTGGAATGTTAGCTTGTCCCAACTTAAGTGTAAGCATACGGAATGCACCTTTGACCAGTTGTGATTTAGTCATATCACGAACTTGTTTATCGTTCAATGCATCCGTAATCTCTTTGTCGGTTGAAAGCATACCAAGAGAGTCTAACACAAACATACAAGGTTTGCGTTCATCTAATGGTTTCTTAAGGTATATATCTACGGCTTTAAGTGCCTTGGTACGAAACTCTTCAATGGTAACAACGTTTACAACAATCAAACGTGAAGTGTCAATGCCTCGTGACTCGATCAGTGTTTTAGTGATAGCAGCCTCAGTGTCAAAGTAGAGACAGTAACCATCGGGATTAACATTAAGAAAGTTCTTAACCACGGCGAGAGAGAAAAAAGTCTTTCCAGTAGAAGACTCTCCAGCAATAGCAGTAATTTTATTACCAGATACACCACCAAATACACTACCTGAGACCAGTGCATTAAAAATGTATGAGCCCGTATCAACATAAGATTCTGTCTCGTCTATATCAGAGGCTAGTTGTGTATACTCACCACCGATCTCCTTTACAATATCTTTTAAAAAACTCAATTCAGGATTCATCAATTCCATCGCAATGTTTTCAGGTATTCTAACACATTATCACGCACATCCATCAGCTCGTGATAACATTTTTGTTCGTGTGCGGCTTGACGCAATTCGTGGTCAGGCTTGTGTACACTTTCAATGAAAAGATCTAGCCCACGATTCCATTTATCTCTCTTGGATTCGGGGTCGTGGCAGTAAGTCATAGGAAGAAGGATTCTAGGTTGACAGTTTTCTCTACACCCCATCCTATCACATCAAGAATAATTTTAAGAGGGTCAAGAAATGATTTCTCAAATTGTAAATCATAATCAACATATTTTTCGATACCAATTTCTCTAGGGAAATCTTGAATAAATGAAATCACGTTCTCGTGAATGGGATTCGGAGTGCGTAAATAACAAAATTTGATCTTCTCACCATTCTTAATGAATGAATACTTACCATCTAGATTGAGTCGATTGATGTGAAAGTTGAACAACAATGCACCACGAACGTGTATTGGTGTTTTCTTTTCATAGATGGCTTGATTACTCTTGTACTTGGTAACATCACTCACGGAACGTGGGAATGATATTTGTTCGGGTGGAAGTTTCTTAAACTTCTTTCTAAACTGATCAATGAACTTTATCATATCATCCTCAGTCCCAGACATCATCACTTTGAGTGCATCTTTGATGGCCTTGCGACAGAGTGCTGGGGTTGATGATTTGACCGCTTCAATACCCATAATCTTAAGTTTGGGTTCGGAATATCGAACACCCTCACTATCCCACACATTAAGAATATATCTCTTCTTTGCGGTCCAGATGCCACGATCCGCGATGTTCTCACGTTTCATAGACATCTTTTGATCGTATGCGTTCACATACTCGGCAAGTTCTTGATAACTCTTCTCAATGAAAGGTTCAATCTGGTCCTGACAAGCTTTGTTGAGAAAATCAACGACCTTCCCTTTATCAGATACTCCCTTAGGAAATACAAGATCAACAAGTGGACCAAGATGTAGATAGATAGAATCGGTATCAGACGCAATAACATAATCGATGTCTTGTGTCTTTAACAGTTTATTTAGATACTGGTTCATCTTATGTTCAATCCAACGGATTGAGACCTGACCAGAGAGAGTGATCGCTTCGGCGTTTTCTAGTTTGTAATATCTAAAGAAATTATTTCCGATAGCACCATAGGCGGAGTTAAGAGAGATCTTTTTGGCCATCTGGATGTTGTTACACCTAGCAATCTCTTTCTGAAGAACAATCGATGGTTTCTTTTCATATTGTATCTTAGCTTCGATCATCTTCTTTTTGAAGATAACCCGTTCATCATAATACTTCTGCATTAGTTCAGGAAGGAAACCCTGTCGATCCTTCTTGAACATTGCACCATTAGGACAGACTGCATAGTCCTTGAACAGTTCAAAACTGATTTCGTTATTCAAGATCCTTTCAACAGTTGCAGTGGGATGTCTCTCTTCAAGAATGGTCTCTGGCGAGATGTTGTATTGCATAATGAGATGAGGGTAAAGGCTGTTAAGGTCAAAACTAACCACCCAATCATAACGCCCAGGAATCGGTTCCTTAACATAGGCTCCTGCATACTTTTCATCCTTCTTTTTACCTTCCTTAGGAGGGATTACAATATCTTTTCTTCGTAAGTAATTATAGATAATCGAGTCCCAAAGTCTCACTTGGAAAAATATATCTTGATAATTGACTTTTGCATCATAGGCCATCGTGAGTGCAAGTTCAATCAACTTAAGTTTATCCTCAAGTCTATCAACCAGTTCTACGTCAATAATGTTGTACTGAACAAACTTCTGCCATCCCTTTGTATAAAAGTCTTTAAATGTTTCGAACTCACTATGATCTAGTTTTTGTGAATTGAGTTCCTGTTGCGCGATGTAATCTAGTCGAAAACTTTCTTGGTTGGGAGTTGCAGGTGACCAACGATACAATCGCATATAGTCCAGAATAGACACACCACCAACATCAACGCAGAAGTTTTTACGACCCTGCACATACATCTCCTGTTGTGTCACCAGGCCCCAGGGTGACAAACGTCGCATCAACTTTTCCCCTAGGACACGATTCAATCGACCAGCAAGATATGGTAGGTCAAAGAACTCACAGTTCCATCCAGTCACAACGTCAGGTGTGTTTTCAATCCACCACTGGATGAACGTACTCAACAGTGCATATTCAGTCGGGCACTGAATATACTCAACGTTGTCCTGTTTGTTATCGAATGGCCCCACACCCCAAGTGATAATTTTTTTCGTATTATAGTCTTGAATCGTAATGAGTAACAGTTCTTCTGAACAACTTTCAACATCAGGAAACCCGTACTCAGCTTTGGTTTCGATGTCAATCGTTACAAGATTAATATTGGCTATATCAAAGTCAATCTGTTCCTGTGGGTAGGTATCGGAAATGTATTGATAGATGAAACGTTCAAAGCCATAAATCTTAAAACCATCCACACCTTCGTACTTTTGAATGAAGTCACGGGTTTCGCGGATGGTTCCAGGCTTGATTGGTTCTACTAGTTCACCAGATAGAGTTTTATATTTCGTTTTCTTCTTTGAAGGCACATACATCGTAGGATGAAACACCTCACGACTCATATACCGTTTACCATTTTCATAACCACGGACCAGGATCTGATCCCCAACCATTTGTACGTTCGTATAAAATCGCATCAGGTGTTCTTCAAATACCAATCAAGAAGTTTTTCGGCAGGCTCCACAAAAGTAAAGACATCATCCGATCTGATTAGTATAACATCCTGTTCCGTAAATGACAACCACGGAACAAATCGGTCTTTGTTATCATCACCCTGAACAATTTCAAATGGTTTAACTAACTTACAATCTGGTTGACCAATATCAGATGTAACTTCAACTACCTCAGCGATGATAACTTTATCATTCTTCAAGAGTAGACACTGTACGTTCTTTTGCATTGACTTGTTCCTCATATGATTTTTTAATTCTATCAAGTGGCTCACAGATTGTCACAACCCAATCAGATGGAATTTGAAATTCAGTATCATCTGAAAATGGTTGCCACTTGACAAAATTAACATTGACTCGATTAGGATCTTCCTCCTCTGTAAGAGTCATCACTCTTGATAGACTCAAAGTTTTTGGATCCTTGAGTAGAAAACCAATGACTTGTTCTCTACCATCTTTTTCAAATACAAGTTCTTTTACGTCAGCGACGACCTCTTCCGAAGATTTTAGAACTAAAAGTTTTACAGACATCTTTTTCTCCAAATTATAAAGGGGGTTACCAATTAAGGCAACCCCAATGCATGGCACGCAGGCAAAGTTATTTAGAGGTAATCTTTACGAGCGTGGTGTTCTGGAACTATTTTCCCAAGTACGATCCGTAGAAGTCCGTCCTCAAATGTGACCTCCCTAACTTCGGTGTCGTCGGATAGAGTCCACGCTCGTTTAAAACTTCGGCTAGCCACTCCCTTGTGGACAAACGTCCGATCCGTTTCGGTATCTGATTTTTGTCCCTCGACAAAAAGTTTTCCATACTCGGTGAACACATTGACCTCCTCCTTCTTAAACCCTGCGAGTGCAATTTCTAAATGCGACTCAACATTATTTACCTGAATAAGATTATAAGGTGGGTAGTTTGTCGTTGTTTCATGAAGGTGGAAAAGACGATCGAAATATTCATCCATTCCGATGGAGTTGCGGGTAATCTTCTCCATCAAACTAGGCAGATCCGCAGCAGTATACCTTGTAAGGTTAGTCATTATGGTAGCTCCTTTGAAAGCGAGTTTGTGTTTTGTGAACCCCGAAGGCGTTCAATAATAATTATAACACATCGCATAAAAAACGGGGTGTTGAACCCCGTATTTTTTATTCGGATTCTTCTACTTTTTTCTTTTTACCAATGTTATATTTTGTTTCCAAGGCCCATTCATTCTTCTCTTTGTAAGAGAGAACCTTGATCTGATTGAGAGGTGCGATTTCTGCAACACTCTCCTCTTTGACAACATCAATCAAACCCCAATCACAAAGTAATTGAGTGATACGATTGCGACGTTGAACATCATTGACAGTTAGATTGGCTTTCTTACCGTCAAGAGCAAAAAGTTCTTTGAAATGGACGATAAAATATTTGCCTTGTTTGTGCAAAATGTGGCAAGATTGGTAGAGTTTTTTCTCCTTTCGAGATGCAACTCCGATGCGGGTCAATGTCTCACGTACCTTGAGAAAATCATCGGGTTCTCTCAAAGTCACTTCTACCATTTTATCAGGAGACCAACGAACCTCAGGTTCCGCGATACTCATTTTTTTCCTCCAGTCTCAAGTTTTGATCTAATGAATGAAATTTGTTCGGGAGATAAAATACGCAGGGCTTGAAGTGCCTTTTCATTACTATAACCATAGTAAGATTTAACTACATCAAGATCGTTGACTTTATCCTTTCGGAGCCAGGGAGAAAATCTCTTCCTCTTCCTCACACTATTTAGATAAAAGTCATATTGCAGTTTCTTATCTAAGAAGTGTGTGATATTCATCTCATTAGCATACAACACTGTGTCTAGATGACCTGACATACACTTGTTGATAACAAAGGGCGGATACTCTTTCTCAAGACTTGAATCCTCTTCGATAAGATCTGTCTTGTTCAGATTAATTGAGTTCAACCAGTCTTTCAGTTCAGTCATTTAAATACCGCCGTAACACTAATCACTTTTGAACCTGGGTTTCTTGCAAGGGCGACTTGTTTCGCATCTTTATAGTCTACTGCAATCACCTCTTCCTTGAAGACTGTCCCAGCCTTGTATAGGGTAACTTGACACTTCATCGATTAATCATTTCAACTGTAAATCTTTCGGGTGATAATCCAGATCTAATTACTGGAACGGCCCAGAAAGGATCAACATCTTCACCACAAGTAAAGATGTCCACAAGTGCTGCACCTTTTTCAGGCCAGGTATGAATAGAAATATGAGACTCTGATAATAGAACTACGATAGTAACTCCTTGCGGTTCAAACTTCTTACTGCAATAGTCTACCACAGTTGCGCCAGTTTCGTAAGCGGCGTCTTTCAATAATTGTGTAAGATACTCAAGGTCATCCAGTCTCTCTTTGTTTGCACCTTGAAGATTAAAAAGGCAATGTTGTCCGAACATCTATATTACCCATTATAAAAAGAGGGGGGTCATACCCCCCATATTTATTCTATTGTATCAAACCTCTACCGTGATCAGTTTGGAAGCATAATCATGAGCATACGAAGTGCGAGCACCATGATGCCCCCAACCAATCCAACTATACGCATAGTCCATGTAGCGGTTAATTGATTTGCCA